CGAGTTCGCCGCGATGTGCTTTTACATATTCTTTCATCTGTTGGGCTTGCATCTCTTCGGGCATACCCTTCAGACCTTCAGAGAAGGTAGTGAATGATTGAGCAAATCCGCCCATACCTACTTTCTGAAGATTCATAAATGTTTCATTCAGTGGCTTAATCGGGTCTGTCATTAATTTTAAGATTTGTTTTGCTATATTCTGATCTTTAAATGATGATAAGAAAGCCTCAGTGGATTGTGCTGCCTTTCCGCCAATTTGTCCGTTCAATAAGTTTGCTTCAGTGCTCTTTGAAATTGATTCTATGTTAGCCATAATAGCTGCTCTAGACATTCCAGTAGCCATTGTTAATCTAAAGATTCCGGCACCAAATTTCTGTAAACCCTCTGATGTTTCGGCGGCAGTTTTAAGATTTACGTCTGCTGAATTCTGTTGAACACTTAGATACGAACCTAGTAAGTCAGCGGATTCCTTACTTGAGAATCCAAATTGTGTTAAATTAGAACTTGCCATTCCGACAGTCTTAGCAAATTTTCCAACACCAAAAGAATTTACAGAAGAACTATACTTTGTCATTGAAGCTGCAAGTTCTGTAAATCTAACTCCAGTTTCTGCAGTAAGTTGACGTAATGACTGGAACCCATCTAGTTGGCCTGCAAATCCACTTATTACATTAACACCAGCGGCTGTTAATTCATTGAAGGTCTTAACATTATCTTCAAATGTTGCCTTAATTGCTAGACCAGCCTTTACTAATGCTGCATCTATGAATATCTTACTATCGAAATTATCTTTATCGTTTTTCCAACGCTTCTTTCTCTTACCGAACTCATCCTCTTCTTCCTTATTACGCTTTTTACGCTTAGGATCTTGAGAATTTTCATCTTTAAGATTTTTGACTAGTTTATCTAATTCATCATTTACACCCTTAGCATCGGGAGATTTGTCACCACCGGTAGCTTTCTTAACTAATTGTGATAGCGCCTTGGTTTGTAGGCTAAGAGTTTTTCTTAGTATAGATTCTATACTTTCCGCTGTGGCCTCAGTTGCCCACGGTGGGAGATCTCCCAGGGCACTTTCAAATGCACCATCTGCGACGCCAGTTATAAAGACAGAATTATCAGCCATAGTTTTCGTTGATTAAGTACCTTGATAAATAAGATAAACAATGTTCGATACTATTTATCAAATATTTTACGAGGAAGAATTATGGAACAGAAGACACAACCACAGAACCCACTAAAGGGCTATTTTAGACAATTCAAACTTTTCTTAAAATTGCCTAGTGGTACGGCATACTATGCACCGGGTGCAATAAGTTTTACCGATACAGGCGAAGTCGGCATTATGCCAATGACTGGTAAGGATGAACTTATCCTAAAGAATCCAGATGCTTTATTAAACGGTGAAGCACTTGTAGAAGTTATTAGAAGTTGCGCGCCGGCTGTTAGTGATCCACGAGTGTTGTTAACAAATGATATTGATGCCATTATTACAGCAATTAGATATGCTACTTATAATGACGCGCTTGAGACAGAATTAGCTTGTCCGAAATGTAATCACCAAAATCTATTCAAGTTAGATCTCCAGTACTCATTAGACAATATGGCATTCTTAGATAGTGAATATGTTGTTAACCTGGAATCGGGTCTTAGTGTCTTTGTTAAGCCCTACGGTTTCTCAGAGCTGCTAAAAGGACTCCACGCACAATTCGAACAAAGTAAGTTAACACGCGCAATAGAAAGCGATACTCTAACTGAAGATCAAAGATTGAAATTGTTTGCTACTGCGTTTAAAGAATTAGCTACAATAACTTATACATTGATGCTTAATTCTGTTATTAAGGTTGTAGATGAAAGTAACAATATCAATGTAACCGACAAAGCATTTATTGAAGATTTTCTACAGAACATCGATAAGAAAAGTAGCGATAAGATTTCTGACTTGATTAAAGAAATTAATCAGATTGGTATCAAGAGATCGTTTACCGCAGTATGTGAAAAGTGTGAAAATACCTGGGAAAGTGAGGTTGATTTTAATCCAGTAAATTTTTCATAAGGTCCTTAATCTTTTTACCTGCTGACAAGTTAGGTGACCTTATTCAATCATATGTCAAAGATGCAACCGATCTAAGGGAACAAGTAACAGACATCTGTTATTTCATGAGGGGTGGCATCGAATGGAATTCAGCCTGGGGTATGAGTTTCGAAGACAGAGAGATCGCAATTAGAGTGATTAATAAACGATTGAAGGAACAAAACCCAGGCGGAAAAGAGTATATGTAAGGAATTGATATGCACAGAAGAACAGATACACAAGAACTCAATATCCCTGTAGATGATATTGAGTGTTGGGATCGTTATCCCAAACATCGATGGGTGTATGACCTGTCGAGATTATTTGATGCACAAAACATCAAGTGGAGTCCATTCATGACAGATACATTACAGGAAACAATACCTAATATGTATCTCGAATCTCAAAAGGAAGTCATTTATAGTCCGGGTATTATTTTTATTAATAAGCCAGAAGGAACTCACGTATTTACAGAACTATATATCACTAAAGGAGAAATCAAATTATCCAGATATATAGATAAAGACACTAACACAGAAATTCAAGATTTCATGGGGAATATCGAATTACGCATTAATGCCTTTGTCACTATTCACTTCCAGAAGTTTACTGGTATTATCACTGTAGAATCAATCGGCAACGATATTATGTCAATCCGTCTGCGCCCATACAGCGATATAAGCTTTAATGCCGATCTTATGCGTTTAGCTAAGAGAATCTATAAGAAAACAGATATAACATTAATCGGTCTTACAGACCAAGTCATTCGCGAAACACTCACTTCGTAAACTCCGTTCGTGTGTTCTCTCTGACTGATACACTTCGTGAATTAAATATCTAACACAATGTATTGATATAACTGACGGAGGAGTCAGACCAAGGGTATCTAAAACCTAGATACTGGAAAGACCTGACGGCTTCGCAGACGTTATATCGGAATATTCTTAGTAGTGTCGGATTGATTATGTCAACTACTCGCGTTTTACAGCGTTCCTGAAGGGGTCTAAAGTGTTGTAACACTATACGGACTCAATGCATTGTTACCATTTATAACCAACGATAACGCACCTGGGAGGGCATACCCGTTTCACGTGCCTCCCACAAACTTAAACTCAACCATCTTACAAGGAGCGTGCATGGATCCCTCCGTTTGCCCCGTTCATATGGTTTTGCCACTGCACATCCAATGGACCTGGCTGTTGCTCCCTATTCTGAAAGACACGCCAACGAAATATTAACTAGGCTCGTCAACCTTATACTGTGATTCGAAAAATTGTTTTTTGATTTTAAAAAGATTTGGGTTTTATTGTGCTAGTGTAGTTTTGATTTATAAAACCTATACGCTGTGATCTTGTACGTTCACGGGGCGCGTCAGTCCCGCTATCTATGTGATTTTGCTTAAACAGTTTTTACTGTTGCACTACTTTATCGTAACTGATCTCAGTAGCGCAACAATTATGATATGTTAAAATGCCCTAGCTGGACTACTAACAAAAGCACGCATTTCTGTCACTCTGCGAATCCACCCTCTCAAAAATCTTTGCTGACTAGGATCCTCAGAAACAATTTCATTGTAATATTTCACTCGCTGATCGCATACCAAACCACATATAGTGAAAACATTTTGTGTACTTAAAGCGGCTAAAGTTACTGGACCGATTCCACCATCATCTTTTACTCCTAAGGCTCTCTGAATAAATTTTGAAGCTGTTCCCGGGCCGTGTTGTATTGCGCCATCAAATTGTAATGCTGCAAGACGACCATCCATTTTATCACATTTAGCATTTAACCAGTAGTGACTATAATATACAGACTTTGCTGTCTCCCAGTCCATGTGTGTAATATCTAATTCAGGATTACCATTTTTAGCAATTCCATATTTTGTTTCTCCGCCGTGGTCGTCTGGATCATTTGTATAACCACATGCGTGAGCATTAGTGCCATCACGAGCACCAGGTTCGTCTAAATTCCAGAAGCCGCCAACTTCATATATCATTGCGTGATTTATAGCCTTTTCAAATGCTGGTGGGTACATATGTGATCTCCTTTTTCATATCTAGTATTTATCAAGGTAAATAAAATAAACAGGGATTTAACATGCCATCAAAAAGTAAAGCAAAAGGTAATGCGTGGGAACTAGACGTAGCAAAGTTTCTATCTGCTACATATAACGAATCATTTATTCGTATACCCTCATCTGGCGCATTTGTGGGTGGCAAGAATAATTTTCGTAAGACACAAATAGATTCTGCACAGCTACAGGGGAAGAAGGGCGATATCCATCCGCCAGAAGCATGGAAACATTGGAATCTAGAATGCAAGAGTTATGCAGACTTTCCGTTTCATCAGCTATGGACAACAGACGTGAAAATCCTCGACGCATGGATTCAGCAGCAGCATGATGTCGAGGATGAAGGTGACTTGAATCTAATACTAATTAAGATAAGTCGTAAAGATAAGTGGGTAGTCTATCAAGAGAACTTAGGATTTCTGTCTGATAGATCTATACATTATAAGGGATGGTATTTTACAAGTTGGGATGATTTTTGGCTTAAACAAACAAACATTGATCTTGTGAAGAGATATGCGACGGAATATGAGTTGTGATATCGGTATCTATAATTGGCCAAGTTAATGAAGCAATTGTTGATTTAGTCCATATTCTGCGTATGCCATAAAACAACGGTGTAGTAATATATGGTTTTAATTTATTAAGATATTCCTCATTTAGAAAAGTAATCTTAAGACTTTCTGCTTTAATCCAGTCTGACCATAAAAATTTAGGTGCAGTTTTCTTTCCAAGCTGCCTCTGACATGCTGTATTTCTTAATCGTGCCTCTATATCTGAATCATTGAAATCAAATCTTGCTGTATATGCTAGTCGACCATCAATCCATCCGCTAGTATATACAAGTGGATTATCATTGACCAAGCGGTTGATGGTGATGGTATCGGTTGCCCCACCAAAAACAGCACCACCAGTTACTTGATTTATTCTAGAATCTGATGTACTATGTTGTTCATTTTTCTCTTCGGCAACTCTGTTTAAGACTGTATTATATGCATCATAGTTGTGCATTGTATGACTGTGTATTAAATTTTCTATCCTAGCAACAACTCGTTCTCTTATAAGAGAATTAGAATGTTTATCCATCATTAAATTCTGAACTATACCGAATGCTACTTCAGAGCCCGATAATAATTCCTTAACCTCTTCGTTATTACCTAATGCATATTCTGTAAATATTTCAATTTGTGATGGTGTCCATACATCTAGTGTCATATTATTATCCTTTTTATTTGTGACAATGTCGAGTATATGCTCGACATTCTTAGAAAAGCAATGAACTTCTTGCTAAACTGACCCAGATACTGGCTCAATCGACGTGAAACCGTTCTCTTTCACTACCTTGAGTACACTGTCCATTCTAGATACAAATTCTTCTTTGTGTGAAATTAAGAAGATATTCTTATTGCCGGCCCTAGACATATGCTTTAATATCTTCAATACACAATCTGCACCAGCAGTATCTAGTCCTTGATCAACGAGTTCATCAATGAATAATAAATTAATTTTGTCATTCATATTTTCAAATACATCTCTAAACGACCACGATAATGAAAGTATCAGTCTTGTACGCTCACCCCTTGAAAGGTTATCAAAGTCGAATTCCTTACCGAACATAGTGATTTCAACTTCCAAATCAGATTTAAATTTAACACTATGTGGAAGCCCTATGTCGGTTAAGTAATAGGCTAGACGATGATTTAGAAATGCTAAGTTCTGATCAATAATTTTCTTTCGTATAAAACTATCCTTATTAGTTAATAGTTTCAATAAGAAGTCCTGATGATCGCGTAAGTTTGCAAGTTCGTTTAGCTTTGTAAAATCAATAACTTCTAAACCATCACGCTTTAATGCTTCGATTTGGTCTACATATGGATTTATTGTTTCTAAATCTGATGCTAAACTATTACCCAATGTATCCAAAGTTGTCTTATGGCTATAGGCTTCATCAATGGTATCATAAAATGTCTCTGGCAACTTAGGTATCATAGATGCAACAGTCGTTGCAAGTGTTTTTACCTCGTCGCGTTTTGCGGATTTTTCGTGTAATCTTACCTTGGCATCGCTATGCTGAGCCATGTATTCGCTGTGAACCTTGTCGTGTGTATTTTTGTCCATTTCCCCATTACATGTAGGGCAGATTTTCTCGACGGAACTTGCTAGAACTTTATCTAAACGTACAATTGTTCTAGATGAATCGGTTACATCTTTTTCTAATCCAGTTAGCTCTTTAGCAAGCGAACGATATTCAGCAGTTAGATCTTCGACTTCTTTTTTAGACTTGTGTAATGCAATTTCTTTATCGATATCAACATTGAGCAATTCCATTATAGATGTCTGAAGTTTATCTATCTTGGCCGTCTTCGCAATATTCCACGCACTCGATTTCTTCTCGAGCCCCGAAATATTTTGTTCGATGCGTTTATTTGCCTCAGTAGCTGCCGTAATCCTAAATTCTTCTTCCTTGATTTCATCTTTTGTTATCCTAGCTTCTTCTTTAAGCTTATCAGCCTTTTCAGAAAGTTTAGTTATACCTAAGAGTTGCTCAATGATTATACGTTGATCATTTGTTTTTAAAGCAAGGAAAGGTTCGACATAGGTATTCAATGCAAGAACGTGCTTGAACATGTCGTGAGATATACCGATAATTCTTTCAATCTCTATTTGAGTGTGTCTACCCTCACCCTGTGATTCATCATCACCTGCATCTTCTTCAACACCGTCTTTAATAAACTTAAATATACCGGGTCTACGACCTCGATCAATTTTATAATTTACTCCATTTATTTCAAAGGTGAGAGAGACTACCATATTTTTCATGTTAGTCTTATTAATAAGATTATCTTTCTTGATGTTTGTTAATGCAGAACCATATAAGGCATAAGATAAGGCGTTTACAATTGTAGATTTACCTACACCATTTCTATTATCATTACCACCTAAATCTAAATTTTCACCGAGCACAAGAACTAGTTCATTGCTGCTGAGACTAATAGACTGAGTAACATTACCTATACTCATGAAATTCTTTATCGTTAACGCATTTAATTTCAGCATGTATTATAGTCCGTTGTAAATTTCAATGAATTTGCTTATCTCGAATTTAGAATCACTATCCAATGTATTCAAACATTCAACTACTATCTGATCGACAGTTTTAAAAGTAATGTCACCGGTGAATTCTTTAGTTAAATCTTCTTCTGGATTCTTAATGAGCTTAAATTCTCTGACACTGTATTGAGACATAAATGTCTCGCGCAGAAATGCTGCTTCTTCGTAGGTAATATCTACGTCTAATGTAACCTGAAGATATGTTTTAGGTTTTAGATAGATATCTGGATTAGCCAATAATGCTGCTAAGTTGATACTTATAAAGCGTGGACCATTTTCATAATCTATAAATTCGGGTTCTTTATCCCACTCTAAATACATTGCTCCGCGCTCGAAGTCCCATACATCAGAATAATTATGTCCGAAAGGATTACCGATATAGTTTATCTTACCCTTAGTTTGTCGTAGATGAAAATGTCCAGAGAATACCTGTTCTTGATGTTGAAAGTGATCTGCATTTAGTGCGCCATGGTCTGGCATACTAACGTGTGCATTCATTTTAAATCCGGGAAGTTCTAAATGGCCAAATAGATACTTGGTCTTTATACTTCCTAATTCTTTCCATTCTTCATCAACAAGCCAAGGAACAAGGGCAACATTGCCCTCTATAAGTGGTTCATCAACAATAACGATATTAGGAAATTCAGAACCTACTACCATAGAATGGACATCTCTCTTTTCTCTATAGAAGAGATCGTGATTGCCAATCATAATATAGGTCTTCTTGAAGGCGCTATTTAATTTTCTAAGAGCCTGCATTGTATAATCAAGTGTAAGAATATTAATATTCGATCTGTGGTGGTGCCAGTCACCTAAGAAAATACAGGTGTCGGCTCCACGTAGATCAGCCTCAGCAATAACCCAGTCTATAAAATCTAGACAATCCTGATTATGTTCGCTTGAATTATGTCGAAGGCCAAAATGAATATCAGTAAAACAAATGACCTTTTCGAATAAATTATTCGTTATCATCTCTAGCGGCTTCCTGTGCTTCTTCCCTTAGTTGCCTGATATCTGCTTCGATGTTTAATTGACGTGTAAAGCTTGGACTTGCACCACTGTCAATTAATAAATCATCGCGTAGATCTTGATTTTTCTTTTCTAAGTTAAGAACTCTTGTGAAGCTATTTTGTAAAGATTGTGTATAATACGAGAATGGATTATCACTTTTAGATTCATCAAACTGTAAACCCATCTGTGCTAATTGAAGTAGTGCCTGACCCTTCATTTCATCGATATATGTATATCCGCGCCAGTTGCCACGTTGACCATACTTGTTTACCATAAGAATAAACATCTTGGCGAGCTTATTTGTTATAGAGCCCTTTTCTAAATTAAATTTTCCGGCCTTAGAATGCGATCGACCAACTTCTTTTGTAGCACCATTTTCAATGATATAGTGTTTAAATGGAAAGAAATTTAACTTGATATGATTATCGGCAACATTTTTAGGATTCTTTTTTCTACCCGGTGCAAGCGGAATATGTTCGAATGTCAATACTCTATAAACTAAGTCGTCAACATTAATTGTATCAGCTTTAACTTTATACTCTGAAAGTTTTGGTCTCTCAGTCCTTGAAGTGTTATTTGCAACAGCTTCAGCAAATGCCGCTGCTCCGATTCTTGCTGCACGGGCAGCTTTCGCCTTGTCTTGAACATCTTGAAGATATACTTCTTGAAGATTATCTACAATAACATCGTAGTCGCTGTACTTTTGATCAGTATATTCACAGAATGAGTTCTTACTCTGATGAATCTCCTTTAACATATCCTTATTATTTAAATAGTTAATTTTCTTAACTGGGAAAATTGAAACAACTTCAACTTCTGGTGTTTCATCATCTTCAAAATCTATAGAACCAATCATATTTTCTCCTTTAGAGCGTTTCGTTCAGTATAGCACGTGGTGTTCTAGTAGTCAAGGGTTCCGTTATTAACATGCATGTTTATGACCTAGATAAATAAGCAAGATAGGAGAAAAGATAAATGCCACAACAAGATTTTCGAGCCCGACTTCAACCGAAACCCGGTGATACGGATACGCTGGGCCCAAAAGATAAGTCAAATATTTTATTTCCTTTACAGTCTACTCGTGGTGTTTTATTTCCTTACACACCTTCAGTCGCTACAGGTAATGTCACTGAATACGACCCCACCAGCTTTATTCATTCTAACTATGGATACAATGCGTATGTTAGGTCCTATCCAAAACCAATTAGCATATCAGCTGAATTTACAGCGCAGTCGAACGATGAAGCACTATATTTATTAGCGGTGATACACTTCTTCCGGTCCGTTACGAAATCTTATTTCGGATTAAACCCGTACAACAAAGCCGGTACTCCACCACCTGTATTAATATTTAATTATTTGGGAGATTATCAATTCAATAATGTTCCGGTGCTTGTTAAGAGTTTTGAATATACATATGAAGCAAATATAGATTATGTGCCGGTTAATACAGTAAATAATCTTGCATATTCTACGAATATAGGTGTAAGTTTGCCAGCAGGTAAAAGCGGTGGCTACACATGGGTACCTACTCACATAACAGTACAATTAGATCTTGATACTCAGTACATACCTATTAAACTTAGAGATGAATTTAACCTAGATCTATTCCGTCAGGGAAAGATGATTAATAAGGGATACATCTAATGGCACAAAATTCTAAAGATACAAGTGAATATCTATTGACGCCTATAAAAGACTGGTATCTAGATATTATGGTACCGAGATCGGTACCATCGAGTGATTTTGATGAAATTATTATTATTCCTGCAGCATAT